AGAACAGAGGAACCTGATCGTGCCCGCTACGATCAGTATGCCTCCAATCTGGTTACTATCAACCACTTGGTCCATAACAGAACCAAATTTCAGACAGAAATTGATGCTGTTCTTCGTGAACAGTTTGGAATACCTAAACTCTCGAATGAGGAAGCTAACAATGCAGCGATGCGAACATACCTTACAAGGTACATCAAGTCGCACTATCCCACGATGAGGAGGTCAGATGAGACCCTCCATATCGAGTCAGCCATCACTCGGGCATACATCCCAACTCAGGATGAGAGCAAATACGCAGCGATCCGGCGCGCAGACCTGGTAAAGGCACTGAACGCGGATTACCACGGAACGCAAGGTATAATTGAGTTCATAGACGAAAGAAAGGTCTCCAAGTTGAGACGGATCTGGCAGGCCGCCACAGGAAGGCCTGAACAATGGAATATCACACGTAATGAAATGTCCATTGCAAAATCACACAGCTTGCACTACACGTTGCTCAACCCTGAGGACGAGGTGTGTGGTTATCCTGAGTCTTTTGGTTTAGTTGATCCCTTATATCAAGAACCAGAAGGCGAAGCCGTCGATCAACCTGTCCAGGATCCAACTGGACCGGGTGAACACGAGCTTCCATCAGACAAAGATGATGGCGCTGGAATTATCCAGGAGCTTGAGCGTCTGATGGAGGCCAAACCTGCCGTTAAATCTGTAAAGAAACGCCCTGTGGTCGAGAGACCCGTGGAGGTCAATCCTACAGGTAAGAATGTACGCAACAAGCGGAAGAACAAATCACGTTCCAAGCGAATGGCGGATATGAAGCAGGATGAGGCAACCAACAACCTGCCCCATGGTAGTCAAGTCACTACCTTGGAGCAGAGTTGATGGCCCCGTGTTTACCCTGCTGTCGACTCGTCAGTCCTTTTGACGCCGTTTAAGGATGACGGGGTGCAAGTTGACATCAGGTTAAAAGACGGTGCACCAAAACACAAGAGACTGGTCTTGTTAACCAACCAGTCCACACATACCAGCATCGCGGTCCACAATAATAGTTTGAGTAACAACTATAGGGCGCTTACCGAGAGGTTGGTGTACCATGCGGGAGAAAGGCCTATCAAGCCGAAAAAGCCTTTCGACCTAAAAGCACGGAGAGACATTCGTAAATATGAATCTATTGTCCCAAGAATTTCCTCAGCAGAATTTGTTGAGCACTATGTTGGCCACAAAAAGAAGATATATGCGAAAGCAGCCCGTTCTTTGGTGGAATTTCCCCTGACACATCATGACTCTAGAATTAGAGGATTTGTAAAGACCGAAAAATTTGACTTGCGTTCAAAACCAAATCAGGTTCCTCGGTTAATACAACCTCGACCACCTAGATTCAATGTGGCTTTAGGGGTTCATATCCAGCCCATGGAAAAAGTGATCTACAAGGAGATCAATGATCTTTTTGGACACACCGTAGTCATGAAGGGACTGAATGCAGAGGAAAGGGCCCTGCACCTTCGTGACCATTGGGAGCACTTCGGAGACCCTGTTGCTGTATCGATAGACGCCAGTAGGTTCGATCAGCATACAGGCCGGAGTGCACTCAAGTACGAGCATGGAGTGTACTTACGACACACTTCGAGGAGCGATCGTGGGCGACTGCGACGCATACTCAACATGCAGTTGACGACATACGGCAC